GTAGATGCTTTAATTGCTTTCAAACAGCAAAAAGAAAAGGAAGAACTAGAAGCTAAAGGCAGATATGATGAAGCTATTGCAAAGCAAGCTCAACAGTACCGAGAGGCTGAAGAAACAAAAAACAAAAGAATACAAGAGCTAGAAAGCAGGCAGAGACAGCTTGAAGTAGAAGCACCAGCAGTAACTGCACTTGCTGATGTTGTTCACGACCCACAATATGTTTTATCTCGTATTGACAAAGACCAATTAGCTAGAGAAACAGATGGAACAGTTGTTGTAGTTGATGGCTATAACAGAACACCTGTAAAAGAGTGGGCGATGTCTAAAATGCCAGCATGGGTACAAAAGAATCCAAGACCTCAAGGCGGTGGGGCAACGACTACCAAAGTTCAAGCAGAGTTTGTAACTAGCGGTGAAAATAATCCATTTGCCAAAGATTCTTTTAATTTGACTGAGCAAGCAAGGTTATATCGTACAGACATAAATAAATATAATATGCTCAAAAACGCAGTTAGCGGTTAGTATAGTAACAACGTGGTTGTGCTACGTCAGAGGTTGTGCCTCGAAGTAAACATATTTATTAAATTCTAATGGCGACATTACGCAGTGATTTAATAATTCCTGAGGTGTTTACTCCCTACTTAATCGAAGCTACAACTCAAACTGACAGCTTCCTACAGAGTGGGGTAGTACAACCTTTGGCAGAATTGAATCTATCCGCAGAAAGAGGCGGAGACTTTGTAAAGATACCTTTCTACAAAGCTAACTTAACTGGAGATTTTGAAGTTCTAACAGACTCAACATCATTAACACCAGCAAAGATTACAGCTGATAACCAGATTGCAGCTGTTCTTCATAGAGGTCGTGCCTTCAGTTCTCGTGACTTAGCTGCTCTTGCAGTTGGTGGCGGTGTTGATCCAATGGCTGCTATTGCTCAGAAGATGGCGGCATACGTCAACAACCAAAAGCAGAAAGATTTATATTCTTGCTTAACTGGTGCATTTGGTTCTATTAATGCTAACGATAGTAACTCAGCATTATTTGCTTTAACTATTGATTCAGAGTCTGGTGATACTCCAACAGTTCTTAGCCCTAGACACGTTGCTAAAGCACAGTCTTTACTAGGCGACCAAGGTGGTAAGTTAACAGCTGTTGCAATGCATTCAAAAGTCTTTTATGACTTGGTTGAGAGAAATGCTATTGATCGTATTTACGATAATACAGGCGCTCCTGATACAGCTGCAGCATCTGGTAGCACAACTAGAGCATTTGATGGACCCACAGCTGTAAATACATTCATGGGTCTAAATGTAATCGTTTCTGACGATATACCAACAACAGGCTCTGGCTCATCAACTGAGTACTCTACTTTCTTCTTTACACAAGGGGCAGTAGTAACAGGGGAGCAAGCACCAATCAGAACACAAACTGATAGAGATATTCTTGCTCTAGAGGAAGCAATGGCAGTGGATCTCCACTACATTTACCACCCTGTAGGTCTTAAGTACGCTGTTTCAACTGTCAATCCTAATAGAACTGTATTAGAGACTGTTGCATCATGGTCGAAAGTGTATGAGACTAAGAACATCGGTATTGTTCGCGCTACAAACGTAAGTAATCAGGATTAATCATGCCATCATTATTTGAAGTAACTGCTGGCTCCTTAGTTGGACCCACAACTGGCGGTACTGTAACTCAGGCTACCAATAAATCCACTGGTGTAACTCTAAATACAGAGTCTGGTCAAATCACAATGAACAATGCACAGCTTGATGCTGGCACAGAGGTAACTTTCACAGTAACTAACAGCAAGATTGCAGCAACAGACGTTGTTGTAGCTTGTCATGGTTCTGCTGGTACAGCTGGTTCATATCTTGTGAACGCTAATAGTATTGCTGCTGGATCTTTTGCAGTAACAGTTTCTAATGTATCTGCTGGTAACTTAAGCCAAGCAATCGTTATTAACTTTGTTGCTCTTAAAGGTGCATCAAGCTAATGGCAATGTACGCATTTAGGCGTATGAGAGAGAGGAATGAAGCTGCTGCAAAGGCGGCTTCTCTCACTTCCACTATTGAAAAGCCAAAAACGAAACCAAAGCCCAAAAAGATAAAACCAAATGGCGATAACTCTTGATGCTACTGTTGGTGGTGCTAACGCAAACACTTATATAACTCTTTCTGATGCTAATTCATTTATTGAGGGTTTAATCCTCAGTGATGATACTGCAGCTTGGGACGGCTCAAGCACTGATAATAAAAATCGTGCATTGTTTACAGCAGCCCAAAGAATAGATAGAGAAAAGTTTTTGGGTAGTCGGGTTAGTGACACACAGGCTCTTGAGTGGCCTAGATCAGGAGTAAGGAAACCTGACACATATACCAACTTGTATGGTTTAAGCTTTCCAAATAGATTAGTCGCTGATTATTACCTTGATACTGAAATCCCAGACAGGGTAAAACACGCACAAGTCATTTTGGCTGTTTATCTCAATAACAATAGGAACGGGTTAGAACTAAGTGGTTTAGAAGACTTTGCCGCTGTAAGTATTGGTAATATAAACGTAACCCCTAGATTTTATGGGGCAGTTGGTATTGATCGCATTCCACCTATAGTTGATCATTACCTGATGGGTATTAGAATAGGTGGAAGAGCAAACTTACAAATTAAGAGGTCATGAAAATGGGCTACGGCTATGAATATCCTTCAGCAGAAATCATTAATGATACAGCAGCCCATACTGGTCGATTTGGAAAAATGGTTGCTCTGCAAGATTCTGTGATTGCCACGCTTGTTTCTGAAAACATTACAGGTGATCTGACATCTTTACAGTTTAAATCAACTGCAGAAATAGAAGGTGTCATAACAAGCATTACATTATCAAGTGGAACTGTCATTGCTTATTCATTGTGAAAACATATTATCCAGCGGCAAAAATAATAAATGATACGTCTGAACATTTAGGCCGTTATGGTAAAGTGATGGCTTTACAGGATTCAGTTGTAACTGTAGGAATAGATTTTGACACTATTGAAGATTTTGATGCTGTTGTTAGTCTTGATAATTTTTATATAAATGGAATTATAGGTGATAATAATAATGTTCCTTTAAAAGCAGGATGTGAAATTGTTGGAGTATTTTCTACTGTTTTGTTAGATAGCGGCACTGTAATTGCATATAGATTATGAGTTTAGCTAACGCATTAAAAAAAGCTGCATCAAAAACTCTTGGTAAGCTTGGAGGTGATGTAACCATTAGACAGGTAACAGCAGGGGCATATAATACTACTACTGGAGCTATAACAGAATCTACATCTGATACAACAATCAAAGGTGCATTAAATAATGTTTCAAGAAATCAAGTTAATGATTTGATTGAATCACAAGATAAAATACTTACAATATCTGCTGGTGATCTTACATTTGTACCTACAACAAAAGATAGAGTTGTTATTAGTGCTGTCGAATTTAAAATTATTCAAGTTCGTACAAATGAGCAAAATAACACACCTATAAGTTTTGATCTAATTTTAAGGTAGATATGGCAAGACAAATAAAACTTACTGAAATTGATGACTTTTTTGAAGAGTTAGTGATTCAGCTTGTACAAGCTACAACACTTGAGTGGACTAAAAGAGTAAAAAAAGCAACTCCAGTTTTCTCTTTAGACAACTATCCTGATCTAGATTCTATACCCAATTTTTTTACATTACCAAATGGTCAAGTAGTTCCTTTTAAAAAAGCTTTATTAGAACACGGGGCAGGCGGTTCACTTCGTGAAGCATGGCAAACAAAAATTAGAAAATTTCAAGGAGAAGTAACTAACAATCTTCCATATGCAGAACCTGTTTGTTTTGGTGTAAACTTACCACCCTCTTGGAGTGGCCAATATCGTACAAGACAAGGCACTGTAGCTGGTTTTCCGGAACTAATTGGTAAAGAACTTGAGCAATATGTCATGAAACAACTTAGGAGGGGTATTTAATGGCTGCTACAGATTTGAATAGTGTAAGGTCAACTATCGAAGCTAGATTAGCAACAGAGCTAGCCAGCAGCCCTGCAATTCCTGTTGTTTTCAATAATATGACCTTTGACTCTACAACAGAAGATACCTTTGTACAGTGCATCACAAGCTTTGGTGCTGGAGAATATTTAACTATGGGAGGAACAACTGATTCAGATAATAATGTTGTTGGTTTGGTTTTATTGAATGTATTTACAGAGGAAGGTTTGGGAGCAGGATCTAACTTTACAATTTGCAAAAGGCTTAGAGACTTATACAATAGAGTGACGGTAAGTAATGTGATTTTTGATTCACCCGTGGGGCCTGAGATACTTGCTTCAAGTCCAGAAGGTAAGTTTCAAACACAAATTAGAATTACTTTTAACATTTACGAGGATCTTTAATTATGCCCAAACTTGTTATAACTGAGGAAATGCTTGACGCTATCGAAGCTGTCAAAGGTATAAGAGATGCTAATTACTGGGATCCTAATTGTAAAAGATATATGGAGAATCAACAAAATCCTAAAAAAGATGTAAAAAAGTCTGAAAAGAGTTAATATATTTATAAATATTTCTTTTTTTTGTTATGGCTGCTGTAAAAGGTGATGTCGGTAAAATAATGTTCCATAATGCTGCTGGAACAGAAGCTGATATATCAGGTGTCAGAAACTGGTCTTTATCTATAACTAAAGACACTCAAGAAACTACAGTTATGGGTAATACAGCAAAAACTTTTGTTGGTGGCCTTATTGCTGGTGAAGGTTCAGCAGAATTGATCTATGACAACGCTGGTAACTCCGATTATCTTGCATTTGTTGAAGATGTTTTAACAACAGGTGATGCTGGTGACGCATTGTTTGAACTGTTCCCTGATAGTTCAGCTAGTTCTAAAAAATTAGCTTTTTCTGGAATAATCACTAATGCTGAATATGGAGCAACTCTTGGCGAGATTCAGCTTATCAACGTCACATTCCAGACAACAGGTGCAATTACTTCAGACATATAGTAGATTAAGATTATCTCGCACTTAATTTATGCCAAACAAAAGAACTATTGATCTCATTACTGAGTCCTATGGGGATCAGATGTCCACAAGGAGAAAATATGAGTTTAAAAATGCTAAAGGTGAAAAGGTAGTTGATTTATATTTTAAGCCATTAACAAGATTTGATAGGCAAAGAGCTCAAAGTGTAGCTGGCACTGATGAGGCTCTTACAGTATCAACTCAACTTCTTTGTCAAATGGCAGAGCTAGAAGATGGCACAAAGGCTTTTGCTTTAGCAGATGCACCAAACTTACAAAGAGAACTTCCAGAGAATGTGTTAAATGAAATAGAATTATTTTTGTTTAATATAAAACTTGATCTAGATACAGCAAAAAACGATTAAAGCGAGATAACTGGTTAAATTTTGAGTTTTTTCTCGCAACAGAATTAGGCAAAACACTAGAAGAATTAAGAAAATCAATTACTCAAGAAGAGTTAATATATTGGGCTGGATATTATGAAAATAAATTTGACGAAGAAAAAAGAGCAGCGCAACGACAAAAACACAATTCAAGGTAATATATAAAAAAGGCTTTTTTTATCTGTGGCAGAGGCAGTAGTTAGACTAAGAGTTGATGCCAGTGGTGCTACTAGGGCATTAAACGGAGTACAATCTCAAACAAATAGGTTACAGTCCGCTTTTGGTGGCCTTAGAACTGCTATTGGTGGAATAGGTCTTACTCTTTTAGCCAGAAATGCAATAAAGACATCAGCAAATTTTGAAAAATTAAATGTCAGGCTAGGTTTATTAACGAAAGCATCTGGGACTTTTGCAAAGTCACAGGAATTAGCGGCACAAGCACAAAAAAGTTTTGGGTTGAGTGCAACTGAAGCTCTTGAAGGAATTACTGATATAACAGCGAGATTACAGCCTCTGGGTGTTTCTGTTGATGATATAAAAACAACATTTTTTGGATTTAATACTGCTGCTAAGTTAGCTGGTGCATCTGCAATAGAATCATCAAATGCATTTAGACAGTTAGCACAAGCGTTAGGTTCTGGACGATTACAAGGAGATGAATTTAGAAGTATATCTGAACAAATACCGACAATTCTAAAGCCAGTTGCAGACGAACTTGGGACGACTGTAGGAGAACTTAAAAAATTTAGTAGTGAAGGGAAAATAACCAGTGCTGTTGTTATAAGAGCATTGAAAAAAATTGAAAATGAAGGAGGCAAGTCTTTAGCAGAATTATTAAAAAATGACCCAACACAGGTATTTAAAAACTTATCAAACGAAACAGAAAATTTATCAAGAGCATTTGGTGATGCTTTAGCCCCTGCTATTTTACCTGTCATAAGAGGAATTACAGAAATTACTAGAAGAATTACAGATTTTATAAATTCTGGGGCTGGTAAAGTTTCTCTTACTTTTACTGGTATAGCCGTTGCAATTAAAAGCGTAACTGTTATTACACCTATACTTATTGGACAATTTGCAGCAATGTCAACAACATTACAGGTTAATGCAGCTAATTCAATATTGGCATCTACTGGTCTAAAAGGTCTTGCTGCTTCATCTTTTTTAGCTGCTGGTGGAATAACAAAAGCAGCAATCGCTCTAAATCTTTTAAAAGTAGCTCTTATAAAAACTGGTATTGGTGCGGCAGTTGTTGTTTTAGGAACTTTAGCAGCAAAATTTATTGATAATAAAAAAGCAGCGAAAGAGTCTGCCGAAGCTGCAAAGGCATTTAATGAACAATTAGGAATAACAGTAGATGAAGGAGGTGAAGTGGCTGAAATAATTGCTGATATAACAAAGAAACAAAGAGAATTAAATAAGGCAAGAATAAGACCAGCAACTGAAAGAAGGCTCAAAGATGAAATAAAAGAATTGGAGTTAAATAAACAAATATTAGAAGGTGAAAAAGATCGTATAAAGTTAGAAGCTGATATGAAAAAATTTAATGATAAGACGATTAAGTTACTTAAAGAACAAAATGCACTAGAACAAAAGCTTTCAGGAAAAAAAGAAGAACAAATAACTCTAGAAGACCAAATAAATGAAATAAAAAAAGAATATACTGGTGAAGATGCAGAGCAACTTATAGGCTTAACTAAAACTATAGATGAACTTAAGAAAAAGAATGAAGAATTAGATAAAAGCAAAAAAAAGGCAGAAGAATTAAAACAAAAATTTATGGATATCGGCGAAGAAATAGAAGGCAGTATTAAAAATAATTTAAGAGATGCTATTACTGGCGCACAATCATTTGGACAGGCAATGACGAATGTATTAAATAGAATTAGAGATAAGATTATTGATAATCAGATAGATAAATTATTAGGAAATTTTGGAGAAAGTTTTGGAGCTAAACAAAATAAAGGCGGATTAGGTGGATTTTTAGGGAATATTGCTGGCGGTTTATTAGGAGGACTGTTTAAAGCAAATGGTGGCCCTGTAAAAGCTGGCCAGCCCTATATAGTTGGAGAACGTCAACCTGAATTATTTGTTCCTCGCACATCTGGAACAATTTTACCTTCAGTTCCTACAGGTGGAGGTAACACAACAAATAATATGATCACCGTAAATGTAGATGCAACTGGTAGTTCTGTTCAAGGAAACGGATCAGAAGCTGATCAGTTGGGCGGTTTGATTGCTTCTGTAGTGCAGGCAACTATAATTGATGAACAAAGGTCTGGAGGTTTGTTAAATAGATAATGGCTACATTTCCATCAATAACTCCCACTTATGGGATGAGAAAACAAAGCAAACCAAAAGTAAGAGTAACTTCTCTTGGTGATGGTTATGAGTTCAGGGCTTTATATGGCCTTCCATTATCTCAAGATCCTAAAGAATATGATCTTACTTTTAACGTGTCTGAAACTAATGCAGATGTCATAGAGGCATTTTTAAGAAGCAGGGTTGCAGATCAGGCAAGTTTTACATTTACTCCACCAGCAGAAGGGTTCAGTGCAAAGACAGGAACCTTTGTTCAATCAGATGGCTCTGGAAGTGCTGGGACTATAATTACTGTTACTTTCACAAATCATGGTGTGGCTATTGGCGATGTATTAACAGTTGATTTTAGTTCAGGGCCAACTGATGGGTCTTATGTTGTTGCCTCCTCTGCTGATGCAAATACCTTCACACTTACTTCTACTTCTGCGGATAGTGCATTAGTTACCGCTGCAACCAATGTTGATTTTACACTTTCTGGGGCTGGTCAATATGTCTGTGATTCATGGACAAAAACTATACCTTATAACAACAGGGCTATAATAAATTGTTCTTTCCGTGAAGTGTTTGAACCATAATGGCAGTACCTACAAGCTCACTTCAGGGATTAACAAATAAATCTATTATTGAGTTATATTCTGTTGAATTAAAACCTGACATTCATTATACAAAATCTGCAAAAACAGGTGAATATTTACATTCAGGACAAACAATCACAATTACATTATCAAGTCATGGTTTGTCTGTTGGTTTAATTATTAGTCTTAATTTTACAACAGGAAATAGTGTTGATGGAGTTTATACAATTCAGACAGTTCCAACTTCAGATACATTTACAGTTACTGCTACAACTTCGCTTTTTACTAATGGCGATGTTTCCTTTAATGTAAATGCAACAATTACAAATCCTACTGTTTATTTATTTCATAGTGGTAATAATATGAAAGATAGCTTGGACATTATATGGCAAGGAAATACTTATTCAAGGATGCCTGTAAAAGCTGATGGATTTAAATATTCTGGTAAAGGTAAATTACCAAGACCAACTTTGACTCTTTCTAATTTATTAGGAACAATAACTTCAATACTACAACTTACAAATCAAATTACACCATTATCAGATTTGGCAGGGGCAAAAGTAACAAGGCGTAGAGCATTGAGTAAAGACCTTGATGAAGAGAATTTTCCATCAAATGTAAATCCATATAAAAGTGGTTCAGTTGATCCTTCGGCAGAATTACCACGAGAAGTTTATTTTATTGAAAGAAAAACTGTTGAAAATAGAAACATTGTACAATTTGAACTTGTAAGTTCTTTTGATCTGTTTGGTGTATCAGCACCGAAAAAACTTGTAACAAAAGCTGACTTTCCTCAAGTTGGAACTTTTGTTAATTTTTAATTATGACTTGGAAAGAATCTTTTATAACATATGCAAAAAAAGAAGCACCAGCAGAAGCTTGCGGTTTGCTTGCAATAATAAAAGGCAAAGAAACTTTTTGGCCTTGTAAAAATTTAGCAGAGGGAAAATTTGAATTTTTTATTCTTGACCCTGATGATTGGGCAGAATGTGAAGATACAGGTGAAGTTATTGGGGTAATACATAGTCATCCTGTAGGGGCTGCAACACCTTCAGATACAGACAGGGCAGCCTGTGAACATCTTGGGTTTCCATATTATATCTACAGTATTGAACACGATCATTGGGAGTCGTTTGAGCCTACAGGCTGGAAAGCACCTTCATTAATAGGTAGGAAATTTATCTGGGGAAAATATGACTGTTGGAGTATAATTTCTGATTGGTTTTTAGAAACAAAAAATATTAAACTCAAAGAGTGGAAAAGACCAAAACGAATAAAAGATTTTATTGAAAATCCTTTGTTTGAAAAAGGTTTACCAATTACAGGATTTAAAAAACAACAAAATAATAAAAATATAAAAGTTGGTGATGTTTTACTTTTTCAATCTGTCACAGGTAATTTAGACCATGTTGCTGTCTATATTGGTGATAATATGATATTGAATCATAATATCAAAGCCTTGAGTTGTAGAGAATTTTTTGACCTAAGATATCAACAGGCACTTAGAGGAGTTTATAGATATGCGTCTTAAAAAAATAAAAGTTTATGGAAAATTAAGGCAATTTTTAGGAAGGCCATATTTTATGGCTGCGGTAAAATCACCACAACAGGCAATGAGTTTTTTGATCGCAAATTTTGAAGGTGTGCAAAAACATATGAATGATCAGATATATAAAATTAAAATGGGTGGCAGAATTATTACTGAAGAATATCTTTCAATGTCTGGTCAAGGTGATATACAAATTATTCCAATAGCTGCTGGTGCTGTTCCTATAGTTGTCGGTGCTTTGGCTCTTGGTGCTAGTACTGCTGTTGGTGCTACTGTTTTAGGGTCTACATTATTAGCAACTGTTCTTTCTACAGGGTTAACAGTTCTTGGAACTTCAATGCTAATTGGTGGTGTTACAGACCTTTTATCACCACAAAATCCAACTGCTAATGATTCAAGTGTAAGTCAAATTGATCCAGCAATAAGAGGGTCATATTCGTTTAGTGGTATTCAAAACGTAAGTTCAAGTGGTGTCCCAATTCCTATAATTTATGGTCTTGTTTTTAGTGGCTCAATTATAATAAGTTCAGGAACAGATTCTACCCAAGTTGTTAAAAGTATAACCTGATGCCTAGATTAGTTGATGATCAATTATTTGGAACTGATAGAAAGGTAGTTGATCCTGACCTTATAGATGGTGGTCTGCGTAGTAAACAATTTGCAACCGTATTAGATTTGCTTGGGTACGGAGAAGTAGATTCAATATTAGATGCTGGTGGTACTGGTACTGATACTTTTAGAAAAAATGTTTTTCTTGATGGCACACCATTACAAAATGCAAATGGTGAGGAAAATTTTTCTGATGTAGAAGTTTTTTTTAAAAATGGTGCATCAGATCAAACAGCTTTACAAGAAATAAATGTATTAGAAAATACTATTCCTGTTGGGGTGCAAGTAACAAATGCTTCTTCGGTAACAAGATCAATTACAGATACTACTGTTGATAAGGTAAGAATAACAATTCAAATTCCAAGCTTACAAAAATTTGAAGATAATGGAGATATCTTAGGAACCGAAGTAAAAATTTCAATAAGAATAACAGAAAATGATGGCTCTATTCATAACCCCGTAGTAGAAAATCCGATAAATGGTAAAGCAACAAGTCCTTATGTAAAAGATTTTGAAATAAAGTTTGTCAAACCAATGAGTTTTCCTGTTTCTATAACTGTTATAAGAGATACCGCAGATAGTACAGATTCAACCTTACAAAACACCACAAACTGGCTTTCTTTTACTGAGATAAATTCAGACTCAAGAGCTTATCAAGGTTTTGCATATATTGGAATAAGGTTTAATGCACAGGAATTTCAAAGCTATCCCAAGCGGATGTATCGCATTAAGGGTACAAAAATCAAAGTGCCTAGCAATACAACTATTGATAGTGATAACGGAAGGGTTATTTATCCAGATGATTATGTTTTTGATGGTACTTTTAAAATAGACAAGGAATGGTGCTCTGATCCAGCATGGATTTTATATGACATCCTTACAACAGATAAAGGTTTTGGTGGGACAGATGGTGTGATTGATGCGGATACTTTAGATGTGTTTAGTTTTTATTCTGCAAGTGCTTATGCAAGTACTTTAATTACTGATCCAATTACAAACACAACAGAGCCAAGATTTAGCTGCAATGTAATTATTAATCAGAAAAATGATGCCTATTCCCTAATCAATGATTTATGTTCTGTGATGAACGCGATGCCATTTTATAGCAATGGATCATTACAAATATCTCAGGACAGACCAACTAATACCTCAACTAATACATCTGATCCTCAATACATTTTTAATAATTCAAACGTAACAGAAGAAGGGTTTACATATCAGGGTGTAGGACAGAGAACAAAATATACAGAAGTGGAAGTTGCTTATTTTGACAATGATACGCAGACAATAGACTATGAACTAATTACAACTGATGAAATTACAGCATTATCAAATTCAAGTACAAAATTTGGTAAAACAAGAAAAACTTTAAAAGCTTTTGCCTGTACTTCCAGAGGTCAGGCAAATAGATTGGGACGTTGGTTTTTATACTCTAATTTAAAAGAATCAGAAGTTGTATCTTTTACAACAACGCTTGAAGCTGGTGTAATCGTAAGACCTTCAACAATTATTGCTATCGCAGATTCTTTAAGGGCAGGGGTAAGAAGAGGAGGGCGTATAAAATCTGTTACGGATACAACAACTATTGTTGTTGATGATGCAAACAATACTGATCTGACAATAGAAAACTCTGCTACAATATCAGTTGTTTTATCTGATGGGTCAGTTGAATCAAGATCCATAAGCTCTATCAGTGGTACAACAATTACAGTTTCTTCTGCTTTTTCTTCTGCACCATTAGCAAACAGTGTCTGGGCTATAGAAAATACTTCTGTGGAGTTTCAAATTTATCGTGTTGTTTCTATTGAAGAAAAAAATGACTCTGAATATACAATTACAGCAGTTATTCACGATACAAATAAATATGCACAGGTAGAGGATACAACTGTTGCTGCCAACCCAAGAACAATAACAACCTTATTAAATGAAAAACCTTCTCCAAGTAACTTAACCGCAACAGAGCAGATTGTCGTATTAAACAACAGAGCAGTATCAAAAATATTTGTAGCATGGGAACCAGTACAAGGTGTAAAAGAATATTTATTAGAATTTCAATATGAAAATGACAACCCAGAAAGGTTAAGGGTTGCCAGACCTAGTTTTGAACTTTTTGAATCAAGATTAGGAACTTATACTTTTGCTGTAAAATCTGTTAATACATTAGGAAAATTAAGCAGTGGTACTTCAAATTTTACTTTTATTGCTGCTGGAAAAACAGCCTTACCAGTAGACCCTTCAAATTTAACTGTAGAACCAATTTCTGAACAATTTGTAAGACTAAGATTCACTCAATCTACAGATGTGGATGTTTTACATGGTGGTAACGTAATAGTCAGGCATACTCCAGAAACAGGAACAAATGCTACTTTTTCAAACTCAACAGATATTATCCCAGCACTTTCAGGTAATATTTCTGAAACTCTTGTTCCAGCTTTAACAGGAACTTATTTAATAAAATTTAAAGATGATGGTGGCAATCTTTCTGAAAATGCAGCAAAAATAATAGTCACACAACCAGATTCTCAACCTCAACAAATTATTGTAACTGAAAGAGAGGATACTGATTCTCCACCATTTCAAGGTGAAAAAATTAATACATTTTATGATTCAACCTTAGATGGTTTAGTTTTACAGGGTACAACTTTAATTGATGATATTACAGATTTTGATAATATAACAAACTTTGATTTTGCTGGTCATGGTGATATTACAACAGGGCCAATATCTTCAACAGGTTCTTATGAATTTCAAAATGTTGTTGATCTTGGTGGAAAATTTAACCTTATTTTAAAACGTAGATTTGTAACTTTTGGGGTTTTAGTTAATAGTTTATTTGATTCTAGGACAGCAAATATTGACATATGGGATGATTTTGATGGTGATATTGCAGAAAATGTAAACGCAAAACTGCTAGTAGCGACAAGTGATTTAGACCCTGCTACTTCTGTCTCAGCTACTTACGAACAAAGCGGAACTACTATAACAATTTCCAAAACTTCTCATGGTTATTCTGTTGGAGATTTTGTTGTAATAGATTTTGCTTCTGGTGGTGCGACTGATGGAAATTATGAAATTAAAACAGTTACAACTAATGCTTTTACTGTTACATCATCTACAAGTGCAACAATCTCAAGCGGTACATCCTGTTCATATGGAGCAAACTTTACACAATTTAATGTCTTTGCAAATGGTGAATATTCTGCCAGAGGTTTTAAATTTAAATGTGAATTAATATCTAATGACCCTGCTCAAAATATTAATGTTTCTGAATTAGGATATGAAGCAAGTGTTAAACGTAGAACTGAAACTGTAAATACAGCGATTGCTTCTGGTACTTCTGCCAAAACTGTGACATTTACACATCCGTTTTTTACGGGTACTGGTTCATTGGGAGGTTCAACAACAGCATTTTTGCCAACAGTAGGAATTACTCTTGAAGGTGCAGTAACAGGTGACTATTTCAAGATCACAAGTGTAACAGGGACACAGTTTGTAATAGAGGTAAGAGATAGTAGTAATAATTTCAAAAACTTAAATTTTAAATATACTGCGGTTGGATTTGGACGAGGTAGTTAAAAAGTAATTTTCAATTTGGTAAATATAGAAAAAATGGGTATAATAAATTTAAATAATTGTTTATTTTTTATTGTTATTACTTTTTGCTTGTAATTAACTATAAAAATATAAATAAATAATCTTCAAATCCATTGGTATAACTGACAAATGCCCACACATGATTACATAATCTCGAATGGAACAGGCGCCGCCGTGAGATCAGATTTAAATAATGCCTTAGCTGCAATCGTAAGTAATAACTCTAATTCATCTTCTCCTTCGACTACATATGCCTATCAATTTTGGGCAGACACTAGTAATAATGTCTTAAAAATAAGAAATTCTGCTAATGATGCTTGGATTGAACTTTTTCAACTTGACGGTACTTTAACTCTTGAAGATGGTACTGAAAGTCTGCCTGCATTAGCTTTTAGAGATAATTTAAGCTCAGGTATTTTTCAATCTGCTGATAATAAAATAAATTTTAGTACTAATGGTACTGAAAGATTAGAACTTGGAACAGAAACAATATTTAATGATGGTGGAACAGATGTTGATTTTAGAATTGAAGGAAATAGCGATACTGATTTATTTTTTGTTGATGCTAGTGTTGATCTTGTTGGTATAGGAAACAATTCTCCTAAAGTAAAACTTGATGTCGCTCGTCTTGGGGCTGCTTGGACAGGTGACACTCCAATTGCAGGTACAGCAGTCTCTTTGCATAATGGTAATAATGCTGCAGGTTCACCAGCTTATTTAGCTATTTTAGCTGGAAGTACCTCTATATCAGGAATCATTTTTGGCGATGAGAATAATTCTGATGCGGGTAAATTATTTTATGAACATACAGACGATGTTTTGCGTTTTAATGTAAATGTGGATGAAAGGGCTAGAATAAATGGATCTGGGGAATTATATATAGGATCTACAACAGCTGCTGGACAAGGTAAATTATTTATAAATCATTCTGCAGCTACTACAACAAGAGCACATATAAGAAATGCTTCTGCAACTGGAATTGTTGAGACATATTATAATTTAGATGATGCAAAATTTGCATCAGTTGGTTTAGAAAATGGAAGTCTTAGCTTTAGAAATAGCACAAGTTCTACCCCAACACTAAGAATGATTATAGATAGCACAGGGCAAGTTGGTATAGCTAAATCAAGTCCAGTTACTTGGAATTCCGCTTATCAATCTTTACAAATTTTTGATGCGGCTGTTTTTTATGGGTCTAATGATGATTCCTTTTTTGGATTAGGTTCAAACCATTACCTAAACACAAGTGGTAATTTTTTATATGTAAATTCTGATTTTGCATCAAGAATATTTTCAGTTGATGGAACGTTTGAATTTCATACCGCACCTTCAGGAACAGCAGGGGCCGCATTAACTTTCACAAGGCGTGTATTGATTGGAAATTTAGGACATCAATATTTAAGTTCCGCTGATACTTCAAATGCAAGTTTAACTTTAAAGAAAACTGTTTCAGGTGCGGATACAATAGATTATCTACAATGCAGAGATTCATCAAACAATGCAAAAATACTTCTAAATGGTAATGGTGGTATTTCTAATTTCCAATCAAATGATTCTAACTTGTCTGATGAGACAATGAAGAAAAATATTGTTGATTGTGAAAGTATTATAGATAAGTTCAAACAATGGAAATTAAGAAAATTTAATTACAATACAGATACTGATGGTACTGCTTTAACTTATGGTGTGATAGCACAAGAAGTTGAAACACTACATTCTGATTTAGTAAATGCAAATTTTCCAGTTGATGACGGTGTAGATGAAGAAGGAGAAGTAAAAGTAACTATGAAAAAAACAGTCAAAGATCATCAGTTAATGATGTTAGGCTTTAAAGCATTACAAGAAGCTATTGCTAAAATTGAAACGTTAGAAACAAAAGTTGCCGCCTTAGAAGCTGCTTAGTATAATTAGATAACTTAATTAAATTTAATGGCCACACCACAGGAACTTTATGACGAAACAAAAACTCGTCTTGATTTAAATATTGCAAAAGCCCAAATTTTAGAAAGAGAAATTCAAGAAAAAATGGCAGAAAAAAATCAACTGATGCAGCCGATAATAGAAGATCAGGGAGCTTTAAAACAATTAGAAAAACTTAGTGAAGTTGTTCAAATTGTAGAATCAAAGTAATATAAAACTAAATACTTATTATTATGGCTGTAACTTGGAATGTAATTTCTTATGATGGAGAAAAAACTGTAGGAAGTTTATCTGATGTATTAACGACTTTACATTGGACTGCAAGTGATTCAGACGGAGAACATATTGGCGATTCTTACGGTTCAGTCAATTTAGAAGCTGCTGATGCTGGTTCGTTTATTGCGTTGGCATCTGTTACAAAAGATGATTTAATTGCTTGGGTTAAAAATATTCTTGGGGCTGATGAAGTTACAGAAATTGAAACAAGAATTGCTGCACAGATAATAGAATCAAAAGCACCTACTAAATTTTCTGGTGTACCTTCGTAGTCATATAAGACATAATTAAGTACATTGGAGCAATAGTTGGAATAATAAGCAGACAAGATATAATTAATGTATGACTAATTGCTTTAAGTATCGCGTCTTTTACCATGTTTCAAAAAATAGCTAATATTTTGTCAATTATCTCATTTTTGATGGTTTCGTCAATGAGTGTCTTTGCATACATGGCTGTAAAGTATATGCAAAGCCCAGAATTTGAAAGAACACTTAAAAACAAGATTATGGGCAGTGTGGAAGATAAGTTACCTGAAGTAATGAAAAATACTTTACCAGATGTTACAGGGCCATCTATACAACTACCAAAGCCACCTAAAAAACAAATGCAATTTATAGAATAATGATTTTTAGTTTTTTAAAAAAACTTTTAAAGTATTATGTTGATAAATTTATAAATTGGCTTCGTATGCAAAGATTTAATTTAGAACTTGATAATGATATAAAAAAATATCACGAAGAATTAGATAAAAAACAAAAAAAACCAGAAATAAAAGAAGTTGGAAAATTTGGGGAAGAAGGCTGGTCAATATCTATTGGAAATATAGAAAATGAAAATACCAAGAATTGAAATACCACAAATAAAAATAAAAGAAATATATATTCCTAAAACAAGAACATGGGAACAATATCCAACAACTTTAGATATTATTGATAAACCATCTTTAGAATATCCTGTTGTTAATTTTCCATCTTTTGAACCTTTAGAATATCACCCTGATAAATTTATTCCAACAAATCCAGATAAACAACCAGAACAACAAAAACCAGATATACCACAACCGCCAAAATATACGCCCAAAGTCAAAAAAGATAAAGAGTTTTTCATAAAATGCCCCAATGAGTCTAGTATTCCCGTAGGGTCTTATCCCAATGAGCTAAGGCTGCAAATCGTCATAGGTCATTCTATTAAAAATGGTCAATGTTATGAAATCCTCAGAGATAGTTCATTTACAGAGAAATGGTTTCCTAGCTCTCCTGTTCTTGTTAGTACTTCAATTATTGCTGTTGCTGCGGCTTCAAGTCCTATCATAGTTAATCTTGTTAAGAACCTTATAAAGACTGCAATAAAAAAGTTAACAAAGAAAAAAAAATGAGCTAGAATTAAAAAACCCTATTTGCCACGGCAATGGATAGGGCGTCTAGGTAGGCAAGTCTAACCGTGCTTGTCTACTGCTTTAATTTATGAGTATGTGGGATAACTTGATTCATTTTAGGTTTACTAACAATATCTGCACAAAGTCCATGATAAGGACTATTTGCAGCGTATTCAGCACCTATAACTCTTAATTCATGACAATTTTTAAGTCTTGCCAATTCATAATTTAATCTTGCTGTTGATAACTGTTGCCTTGCTATTTTTTCTTGAGTTGTTGCACTTTTTAGACAGGCATCCTGAAAACGTCTATCAAGTGGGACAGATATTGTTGCAGCTATTCCAAAGTTAAAAGAAGTCGCATCTTTATTACCGCTGTAATTTTCTCGATAAAAAAGAATTTCACCAGCATTTGTAAGGTTACCATCTTCATCAGCGGCTTCGTTATATACAGGGGTGTGATAAATATAGTCTTGAGGACGTTTTACTGCAACAGAAGTCGTTGCAAAAGGGCTGACACTTAAAGTAGCTCCTGAACATTTAATTCCATTACCATAAGTGTTTTCAGTCATTGGCCCTGTTAATACTTGCGTGGCAAAATTAGATACTGAGGATGATGTATTGCTTTGAGGGTTGGCAACTGCTGAAGTGTTGGCGTAACTTGGTAAACAAGAAAAAAGGCTTATTAATTGGAAAATATAATAGTAGTATCTGTTACTACCTCTGAAGTTACTTGCCTTGTTATATCGGTTATAGATTCCAGCGATGGGCCTTTGTAAAATTCTGAAAACTGAAAGCTTTCTGATGTTTGTTGCCAGTTTGGTTTTTGATCCAGATTTAAGCCTGTCCATTCATAAGTAGTTCCATTGATGGTTTCTGTGACTGTGGCATTTGGTATAGATAATGTCTCGCAGTTACCGCATGAAATACCAGAACCAGTGACACTATAGGTATAGCCTGAATTATAACGAACCTCTCTGATATTTTCTGTAAGATTATTTGTGGTAACGCTACGGCTTGTACTTGTTGCACTTGTGAAATTTGGGACTACTGGGATCGCATATGCTGGACTAATAAAAAATATTAGCGGCAAATATTTCCACATCAATCAAGAGTTAAATCTGAAACAAATTGACCTGTTAATACAATTCCTGTCCCAGTTCCACCTGTTAACGTCATTGTGTGATGGTCAAGGGTTACGGCTGCTGTGCCAACACTTCCAGCACTCGTAGAAGTTAAGTCACTAAAATTACTCACTTGGCCGACTGTTGGTGCTGATCCAGCAGTAGCATCACCTTCAAGATAAGATTGTGAAAAACTGAAAGTTTCGCCTGCTACGGTCTGTGTAGCACTTGGCATAGTTACTGATGGAACGCCATTTGTAAGACTTCCAAAGCCACCCACAGTCGCAGTATCTCCGCTTGTAGTTGTTATGTTTGTACCGCTTATGCTATAACTTGAACCAATTTTATCTGCAGAAGTTCCAGCCGATACACTTTCTAATTTTACACTTGAGGTAAATGTACTTTGTATATCACAATAGGCCGCAGATGGAACACAAAGGGCGGCAATAAGTAAAAACTTTTTCATTTAGTAGTTGCTTTAGTGTTCTTATTATCTATTGTAGTATCTTTTTTCTTTTTTATCTGAAATCCTAGTGATGCAGTACTAGCTGAAAAAATACTTGCAATAAATGTTGGGTCAAAATCTACGATTTTTTTGCCAGATGGCGGTTCGTAATATGAGAGAGATAATAGAGTTGCTGACCATAAAAGTACGCAAACTTTTACAATAGTTTCAACTTTACTAGGTTCTTGATCTTCCATAAGAGTTAAGATTCTTGTCTAATACTAGCAAAGTAGCTATGTTTGGAAAGTAACACAATTTTAACATGCTCAGAATCCTTAAACCTATCCTTATGACATTCGTGAAAACGAACGCAGTAAAAAAATTAATTGTTGATCTTTTAAAATCATTAGCAAAGACTACAGATAATACAATAGATGATCAAATTGTTGATTATGTAGCGGTACATCTATGGCCAGAGGAAAAGTGAAAAGTATTATAAATATACTTACTACAAAACCTAGTTTAGAATCTGAGTTTGCTGTAGAAAGTTCTATTGCTGAACTGCACAAAATTGAAGATATAGAGGAGTTAAGAGAGTTAGCAGGTGTTCTAGCACGAGCAAATCACAAACAATCACAGTTCATAGCCAATGCATTAGAAATAATGTGTAACCAACAAGATATGATAAATTATCTTAAAAGAAAAAAACCTAGAAAAAAAGCGCCTATAATGAAGCGCCTAAAATATATTTTGTTTGGTAAAAATTAGGGACTTACACAAGAGCTGCAAAAAACTTGATGCCCTAATTTAGGCTTCTTTACTAATATCAACCCACTCAAAAAGTGTTTTGTGTAGGTTAATCATACGATCCAAAGGGTCTCTACATTGACACTCAAAAGTTTTGTTTGTTGCAGGGTCATGGTATATTTGACCCTCATAAGGATCGCTTGGGAATCTAGAAAGGAAGGTCATCAACGTTAATTGTTTCTTCTGGCTCTGGCTTGCTCTGTGGTGAGTCTTTTGGAGGTAATGGGGCTAGTTTGCCACTATTACCCCACATACCGCCCCAAAGCGTAAATCCAGCCTCTTCATGATACTCTTTTTTGTCTGTATAAACTCTGACTTTTGTGTTATTTTTTAATGCATTTTCATAAGCATTCATAAAAAATTCTGCTGCTTTTTGTGCATTTTCAAGTGTAAAATCAAAAATTACATTTTTTTCAGGTGCATAATCATTGACAGGGTTAGTGTTGTCAACGACTCTGAATTTAGCTGTAAATGCTGGTTGTACTTTAGCCATATTAAAAAGGGTTTTTGGGTGTAATGTTGTTTTCTTTTTCCCATTCAAGGATTTTGCCAAGTTCATAACGAACTTTGGCAGAGCCTGACGACACCGCATATTTGGGAAGTGTGTAATATTCGGGTCCACGGTCTTTACGTCTCCAATCAGCAATAGTTGCTGGACTTAATCCATATCTTTCAGCTAACTGGTCAGATGTTAAAAATTGCTGTTCGATTTGGTTCATGGTGTTAATGCTTTCCTCCTAGCTTTAATAAGATCAATAAGTTTATTATATTGGTCTTGGCTAATTTTCCCTTCATCTAGCCTTGCAACTAGAGTATTGAAATGTTGGTCTAATTGTTCATCAGTAGTTGATTTCACAATAGCGTCACGAGCCAAAACCGCTATATTCTGTTTGTGTTGAACATTAGCTTGTCTTTTAGATGGTGCGGCTTTTTCTTTTTCTGGTTCTATCTCCATGTTGTTATCCATGTCAGTTTCCAGACCAAGAATTAATTTGATACTGTATCTTCTTTGATAAGTTACAGAACCACCCCATACGTGTGCTTCATTCTTTCTCTCTAAATCTCTTGGAGGTAGAAAGAAAGGCAGTTCACTAATTTCTTCATGGCCGCCAATATGCACTAATTTAGTTTTTATTGTAGTTTGGCCTGTTGATGTGCAACCAAAAAGTTGAGATAAGTGAAAGCCATTACTATGTAGGACTGGCTGGACTTTAGAAAGCATTTGCTCAAGTGGCAAATAGCTATATCCAAATTTTCCAGCGCCTACTTCTTTAGTCCTTACTAATGAAGGAAACTCTTTTTGTGCTTTTTGTAATGCTTTGATAAAAGCAATTTTAGGATTAATTTCAGACATTAAATTATTCCCTCCATTTGGTCTAGTTTTGGATCTTGAATAGTAAGAACATTTGCTACATCAGAAGGCGGTGCCATAAATCTAGTTTTTTTAACTTTGTTAATGTGAAAGTTAAATAATCTGATAAAAGCATTTAGTTGGTATCTTTGATAAAAAGAACCTCTCAATCTAAACCCTTTTTGCATAAGTTGATTTCTGTATGACAAGATTGGATTATCTATTTCTAGATTAGTCCCTTCAGAAAATTGAGTTAAAAATTCAATCAAAATTTCTTGTTTAAATTTTTTTTCTAGTACAAGTTTGTAAAAAGGTACTCCTGCACTTAAATGAAAATAATGAAATTTTCTGTGATAGATACCCATTTCTTGAATAATTGTGTCCCAATCTGATTTTTGCTTTTCGTACTCATTATGGATCTCCATGTGAGTTGGTACTACTACATTGCGCCAAGTACCCTTAGGATAATTTTTGTACAAAAGATAAACTTTTATACCAGCTGCTAAATGTTTTGATGCTGCACTACCTTTAATGTAAAGACCGTCAGCAGCAGTTCTGGCTGTACCTGTGTCGACACAATGAAATATTTTTGGATCCATATTTCTAGCAACCATAATTGGCAGTGTTTTGCCAGTTTTTACAATCGCTAAAAGTCTGTGTTGTCCATCTAATAAGTTGCCGTCTTTATCGAAAGCAATACCTTGATTAGTTAAAATCCATTCTCCATTATCAATAGAGGTAATTAATCTTTTTAGATTAGCTGGTTTAACTTTTCTGTTTTTAGTGTTTTTTTCTTCTAAAACGTGTTCTGCAAAGTCAGGGGTAATCTGTTCAATGCCAAATGAGGGTAAAGTAGTTTCAGTCATAGTTGTTGCTGAGCCAGTAGGGTTTGCCGAGGGTCTGGATTCCGTTTGGTTCGGTATCGGTGTAGCCGAGCCATTTTCCAGATTGATTAGCTTCAAATATTTTAAGAAGCGCTTGTTCTTGAATTTCATAACCTAAATCAAGGAATTCATCATCTAATTTGTAGACTCCTATATTGAAAGGAAATACTTTTTCTATTACTACAAAGACAAATTTTTTACAATTTGTACCTTGTAAATAATGTGCTGCTTGAAGGTGGTAGTTAAAGTTAGTAATTGTTTTAGTAAAACTTTCTGGGGACGCGCCACCTTCTCCTGTAGTTTTTAAATCTACAATGGTGTCTCCATTGATCTTGTCGCAGCGACATTTAAGGTCTAAACCAGTTGCACTATGTGACCACCAGAAACTTTGTTCTGATTGGCCTTTGTTTAACAGGTCATAAGCTGTTGAGTGAGCCATTATTGATGACATCATATTGTCAGCTAATGCAGCATCTTGTGGTGTGATTACTGTTATGCCTTGTTTCTCATATTCGAGAGCTTGTTCTTTGCCTTTTTTTGTGCGCTTATCTTCTACAACTTTAAATTTAGCTGTAAAATCTTCAGGCTCTAAGGTCATGGCATGAAACAAGGTGCCAAACTTCATAGCGGGTGTAGGAAGTTTTGGAGGTGCCAATTCATTAAATTTGCTATGCCATAGCGCTCTAGCATTTTGCTTAGTAATAATTTTTAGATCACTAGCACTGAATGCAGGGTCTGCCTGATAGCTTGCAAAATCTACTGAAACTGGTTGGATTTCTTGAATAATCATTGTTATACTTAATTGGGCCGTTAGGGGCGGTTCTTGGGGTTAAAACTGGTATGGGAGTTGAAAGGATCCCCTCTGCCAGTTTTTTTTATGGTCAGCAACAAATTTGTATATGTTGCTACGACCAAAAGAGTAAGACAGATAGAGTTATACACCTGTTTTCTCTGCCTCAATAAGAGCTTTTAGTTCTTTGGTGATGTCACGCATTTGTTTAAAAAGCTTGGAAGTTCTCTCCTCTAGAGCTAGTAGCTTTACAGGATTTCTTTCTCTAACTTCTTTAACAATTAATTTCTTGTATTCTGCATCTATTTTTTCGTACCTCTCCTCTAGCTCTTTAGTCTTTGCGCCTAGTGATAGGCCATAGTATTGAAAATTTACTGCACATTCATCTACAGGAATTTCTACTACTAGCTCAATTTGTTTACTATACTTTGGCTCAAACAACAACTGTTGTAGTGATGTTATTTCATAAGGACAATCTTTAAGCCATTGCTGCACTTTTGGATTAGTGAAATCTAAGTGCTGACCATTACGCTGCATTCCATTCATTGTTCTACCTCCTTAGTAGTTTGTTTTTGTTGATCTTTGTAAAATTGTTCTCTGAACTGTTTTTGTAGTTCATCTTCTAAAGTTCCAAGACAGCCATTAATTAGCTGTATATCTTCAGAAAGTTTGTAAATTTGTTTTCCTAGGTTTGCAATAGCAATAGAGCAACTAAGCTGCCCATCAAAAATTACATCTAGTGAATTACACCAATCACTATCCCAACACTCTGAGCATTGGCCTGTGATTTCTTCTAGCACTGCATCTGCTGACTCTTCAGCTGGCTCATATCGAACTTTCTGCATAACAGCAGTTTTTGCTAAATACAAGCCGTGCATTTTTTCTATGTTTTTACGCGCTGATTCTTTCAAGCTATCTATTCTTTTGTAGCTTGTAGTTCTTTTTTCTCTGAGCTTCGTTACCTCAGGGTCAGCGCTGACATAGTCGCGCATTTTTTTGTAATCAAAATCAGCCATTAAAAGTTGCCTCCAATTTTTTTTCATTTGCGTGAGCAAGCAAAGCCCTGTCACAGGCTTGTTGCGCGTGTTCCTTTGTAATCTCTGGGTCCATAAGCAAAGTACAAATTATTTTTGCCATATCATCTGCATGTGAAGTAGTCGGACAAGCAAATAAAAGATAAAAACCTTGAAAAAGAAATTCATGTTTATCATTTGGGTCTGGTTTTTTTTCAAATTTCATCTGGCGATCTCCTCACAAGCAGCGACAACACCAGCTTTACAGTCTGCTAATGTCATGTCGTAAAGAGTGCCAGAAAGGGTCGTGTAGAACAACCCTGACATTGCGATCATTAGAAATAAATTTCTCATTTGTGTGCCTCGATAAATTTACCCATTGCATCTAGCAAAGCCTGTGAAACTTTTTCAGCTGTGTCAGTAACTTCATAACCGCCAAAAAATTCATTGATGTGTCGGCTAGTGGTCTTGCTATGGTGTTTTTTTGTGACTAGGTGCATACAGTCTTTAGCCTTAAAAGCAACAAATGTGTCATAAGACTTTAATAGTGTGCCAGCTTCACATTCGTAGGTGGTAACATTCTTAGACATCACTAAACCTCACAAGTAGTATTAGTTTTTTGTCTAGCTATCTGTTCTAGTAAAGTCCTGATTGTACCTGCATAGCTATCTTCGTGTGCTTCTTGAAACTCTTCTTCATCATCAGGAAGCATTGCTTTGGCCTCCTGTAGTATGTTTTCAAAGTTTTCTAGCTGCTCATCATTGCAACTGATCTGTAAAAGGTTTTCCATAATTTTGCGAGAATAAAAAAGTGGTACCGACCACTTTACTATTATGACTCATCAATGGACAGAAGTAAACCTTTATAAGCATAAAGTTACAATATCTGAATAAAACAAATGTTTATTGATGTTTACAGTTGCGCTTTTTCTAATAATGGTTCATAATTGATTTATGGCGGAAGCGCCAGTTCTTTACATTCTCGCAAATGACTTTTACTACTCCAAACCACATCAGCCATCACCTAGTTGAAACAGTTACTAGCGCATTGATTGCTGAAGTTCAAGCTACTTGTAAACAAAAAAATATCCAAGTAGATCATCACAAAGCAGAGGGTATTAGATTCCCTTATGTAAGCACAGGCCGTTACATTATTCGTGCAGAAAAAAGACTAGAAGAAAGGTCTACTGTATTTGGTTGGGACGAGCCACGTTTCTACCCACATTACGCAAACATTGTTGATGAGGCACACGCTCAAGCATTATCTACTATTAATTTGTTGGAGCAGAGAATTGGTCAGCACATGACCGATCAAGAGTACATCTATAAAACAGATTTGAAGATCAACTATTCTAATCAGCTTATTGAAGGCCGTGTTTATGGTTGCACTTATGAGTATGGTAATGTTGCTGGATTGCCAGCTGATGCTACTGTTCAAGAAAAAAAAGAAGCTACTAAGTTTGAGATTTATGTACGCATGATCTGGAATTACAGATATGGTGAAAACTCAGCTAATGGCCACCTTACACAGTACACACAGTTCAGATCAGAAAGACATGGTACTGAAATGATTGGTAAGAGCAAAGTTCAAAAAGCTACTGATGAAGAGAAAGCTAAGAAAGCTGCAGAAAAACAAGCAGCAGCAGATGCTAAACAGCAAGCTAAATGGGAAAGATTCGCTAAGTTACCAGTTCAGTTAGAAAAATGGTTAACTAAAGAGATTCACACAGAGGCTGCACGTATTACTGATGAGGGTGTTGCTCAAGCTAAAGCTGAGTGCGATGCTATCAAAGCTTCATTCGATCAAGAATGGTACGTCAAAGTAAGAGCTGAAAGGATCGAAAAAAACAACAAAATGAGAAATGACTGCAGAGCTTGGCAAAATGATGATTCTGAGCTTAGAAAGTTATTTGCTGAAGGTGTTGACACTAGGCAAAAGCTAAAGGATCTATACGGAGTCTGGTAAAGACTCCCTTTCTTTCATATAAATTTATTTTCTTAAAACTCATGGATTACAAAATCACTACTAAATTTTATTCAAAGAGCTACGACCATACAGCTGCAGAACTATTCGCACTAAAGCTAAAACAAGACATGAAGTGGCTTACAGATGACTACTTGCCAGTTTACCTAGAACCATTTCTTAATTCTGAAAAAGTGTATTTTGGTATCAACGTAGAAGGTAATGTACACACAATTTTTAAAAGAGGCAAAACTACATCGAGGTTTATTCCAAATGTCTAGAAAAAAAATGACTAAAGCTGAAGCACTTAAAGACTTCAGATTATTATTCAAAACTTTTGGTAAACGTGGCGATGCCATAGCTAAAAGAGAAGATTGGAACAATTACACAGATGCACTTTGTAAAGAAGGTCTAATCACACTAAAACAATACGAAAACTGGGGGCAGCCTTTCTAATGACACTTAATCAAAAAGAACAAAGATTCCTAAGAATGTTTCCACCGCGCATGAAACAGCTTGACAATCAAATTAGGCTAGTTAAAAACTGTTCTAGGAAAGATGGTTATGAGTGGGACTTTACAGACACAGTTCCTACTTTCTTTATAGTAATTTTTCATAACCTGACATTATGCGCTAAGAAGTTTGGTTTAGACGTTGATGTACGTATCGAGGGACGCGATATTGAGGAAGTCTATGAAGACGCTAACGACAAATTTCAAGATAGTTTAAATGTCAACTGAACAATCACTAGCTTATGAGTTTAAACAGCATTTTTGTTACCAAGAGCTACAAAAGTGGAAACATTACCTTTGTCAAAAAAGATGCATTGAAGAGGTGGAGGTGGCTATTGCTGCGACCACTTCTCTTGTAACTGAGATTAAAAATCTTGAAGACAAAATTTACAATGAAAATATCCCTAAATGCGATGATCCGTTAATTTAGGTGTATGATCGGCTTGTAAGCAGTTACACTGTCTGGCTATCCAAACACCTATATGAACATTTTCATGTATCTTAGAGCGGAAGATGGCGCGGCTTTAAGGGACTTTCTTAAAAGAAACCCAAGTGTAAAAGGTTTTGAAAAGGAAAAAGAGTTTTTAGATGCTGGATTGATAGCGCGGGTCTGTTACTCTTTGGAAGTAGAGCTTAATAAACTGTAGTCGGGGAGCCTGATGACCTATTGCAAAGCTAGGTCTGAAAGTTTAGGAAAATTGTAGCCAAAAATCTACAAAAGACAGGGAGGCTATTCTATGCGAGAAGAGAATAGTTTACTTATCCCCCGACTTATTAATTGTTTCTATGTTTATCACAGTAAGGGGCCTTGGGGTCTCTTTTTTATCGCAGTAATATTTTCGAGCATGCAAACTTACCACTTGCGAATCATCAGCAATAGCAGATAATGTTAAAGCATCTAAAGTGCTACGACATAATTTATCAATGTCTCCCTGCCTTCTATTAGGATATTTTGGCGCTGACGGTTTTACTTCACCATTCGCATAAAGATGGGAAATTGGTCTATCGAACCAAAAAACTAAATCAACGTGTACTGGATCAACAATTATTTGTTTCACAACTTTATTTGCCTCTACCCTAACAGCTTCTTTCCATGGCCCTACCCTTTTACACATTTCTACCATTATTCCGCGTCCAACGTGCCTTTTACTACCCTGTGGTGCAGCTTCAATACCTTCAACAGTAATTACATATTCCATAAAAAATGAGTTTCATACCAGAAAATACTCCTTTCGTATCTTTGCCTACAGCTTTGAAAGGAAGAATAGACCCACACCAGTTAGCGGTGTTATGGGTATTGCAAAGTTACTATCCAAATATCTGGCCTAGTTATAGCACGATCTCAAAAGACGCGGGTATGTGCCGCACAAAAGTAATTCATACTGTTGAACAACTTTGTTCATTAGGTTGGTTACAAAAAGTTTCTAGAGTTGATGAACATGGTCAAAAAACTAATGCATATCGAGTTACAGTTTGGCATGAATGTAGAGTTCCAGTACCTCAACTATCTAGTAGTGAACCGCAGTCCATCTCAGCAACCAGTACACCAGATAAACTACCCCAGTGTATCTCAGCAACTAGGGGTGGTGTATCTCATGAACCCGAAGTAAAACAAGTAAAACTAAAACAAAAAACTAAAAAGAAAGGATATTCTGAAAAATTTGAATCTTTTTGGAAAAAATACCAATCTCAAAATAATAAATGTGTTTCACAATCTAAAAAACCAGCCTATCGAGAATGGGAACAGCTTGATAAAAAAACACAGGAAAAATTAGAAGATGCACTAGAGGCAGATTCAAGACTTAGAGTAAAACTTATTAGAGACGGTAAATTTGTACCAATGTGGCCTGACTGTTTTAGATGGATTAAGAATGGCCAATACGAACAGTTTTTAGAGTTGCACGAACAGAAATCTAAGTCAAGATTGAATCATATGCTTGCAAACAAAGCAAGTAATCAACCCTTTTAAATTATGCAAAGCTTATTAACGACAGGAAAAGCTGCCCGATCACTTGGAATATCTGTATGTTCTCTCAGAAGATATAGAGATATAGTTGGAGGCTTTTTAAAAAAAGATGAACATTGGTTTTCAGGTGCATATGAAAATAGCCCTATAAGATGGGATATTGAAAAATGTCATGAAATTATTTGTAGTAGAAACAAATGAAAAATTATAAAAGATCTGCAATAGATCGAGATATTACTTTCAGGCCACCAGTTCACAACTGCTACGCTTGCAACGATACTGGAATCGTACACAATTCAGATGGATTAATTAATAACTATCTTGGAGACTACGATATTACAGAGTCTGGAACTAGAGTTGCAGGTAGTGATTTAGCTATCATTTGTTATTGTGAAGCTGTTTACCCAAAATATAATGAAGAAGCACAATTAACTGGTCATGGATTTCGAGATGGCGAAGGTAATATAAGAAATAGTGTTGGTATTGATGTAGATAAAGATATAATTAGGCAGCTACATAATATAAGAAAAGATGCTTGGAAATCTACTGCCACACTAATGAGTCGAATTATCCAAAAAAACCTAAAAAGCAAAAAAACAGAATTACCTGCAGAAATGCAAGGAGTAAAAAATCAATTAGTTAATTTTAAGTTAAAATCGTTAAATTCTTGATTTTACTCCGCTCAGATTGCCTTCTGAGGCCTCTGTAATTATTCCCCTATACGTTTCTACCCTTGAAAAAACCACATATGCGCGGGTTATCTTACCGCACCTCCAAAGATTACATTGCTTACGATCCACTACAAAAATGTAATTATAGAATTCTTAACGGAAAGCGGCTATGGTTACAGCCAAGACCTAAAGAAGTGTACCTGTCAAAAAAAGAGCTAAAGTGTGGACAGTTAACAATCTCGCTATGACCACAACACCAAATTTACCTATATTCTCACCAGAGGATATTAAACAATCAAGAATAATAGATTTAACCCTTTATAAAGATAATCCTAGAGTACATAGTGATGTTCAAATAGAAAGATTAGCAATCTCACTTCAGGAGTTTGGCTTTACTAACCCTGTATTAATTGATGACATGGGTAATGTTGTTTGTGGTCATGGTCGTATTGCAGCTGCAAAAAAAATAGGACTAGAGACAGTTCCAACTATTACGCTTTCTCATCTAACACCAGATCAGCGTAGAGCCTACATAATTGCAGATAATCAACTTGCCTTAAACTCTAGTTGGGACGATGACATATTAAAACAAGAATTAGAAGCATTAATGGAAAATGGATTTGATTTATCTGTTTTAGGCTGGGGCGATGATGTACCGACCTTTGCAGATGAGCCTGATTATGGTTCCTTAGAAGATTTTGACGACCCTACTAGCGAACTAGCTAATGATGTAATGAAAGCAATACAGATAGAATTTAGACCAGAAGATTATGAAGAGGCTAAAGAAGTAGTAGGAGAAGCAAGAAAAAAAGGTATTTATGTAGGGCAAGAATTAGTGAAAGCTTTAAAAAACTTAAATTAATGAAGTTGGAAAAGGGAGAAATTAACGGTATTAAATTTTTTTACCGTGAAGGATTTTCTGATGCCAAAACTTTTATAGAAGTACTGAAACAAGATTGTTACCAAAAAAAAGGAATGACCATAAAGGCCAACGAATCGTGGCTTGATTGTGGTGGTAATGTTGGTGCTTTTTCACTATTAGCAGCTTCTAAAGGTGCATCAACTGTTTGTTATGAGCCTGACCCTTACAGTTGTGAAATGATAGAAAAAAACCTTAAATTAAATGGTTTTGAAAATGCAGTAGAAATTAAAGAGGCAGCACTTGTACATGATGAAAGAAAGTCTACAATTTTAACTATCGGACCTAACGGCGGGGTTTGGCGTAATTCGATAATGCACAAAGGCATTAGAAAAAAAGGTATAAAAGTACCATGTATAAATTTTGATACGCAAGCTGGCCTAGCCGATAATTGTAAAATGGATATTGAAGGCGCAGAAATACCAATTCTTACGCATAGTATGGCCACCTTTAAAAAACTTGTTTATGAATGGAGTTTTGATTATGACCCATATATACCAAAACTTTGGAATGTGATCGACAAACAAAAAGCAGATTACCGTGTAGAAGCAGAATATAAGTCTCTGCACTATGTTGAAAGGGACGTTACATTTTGGGGTGCTACTTGGTTTCCTAAAAACTCTATGGTTTATTGTTTTGCATTATGAAACTACCTGAACTAATCCTGAAACCTGTAACATCGCCCCTTAAGATTGGCGATTCTGTAGGAGGTTTTGAACCTAACGTATTTGATGATTGTATATTAGTTGACCCTGATGGAACAGCAGTAGGTTTATTTATCAAAACTTTGCCTGATGATTTACAAAATCTAGTCAACATAGTTGACAAAGAAATACAAACTAAGCGGGTACCTAAATCAGAAATGAAAAGATCTAGCGGGTTACACAACAAAAAAGCTGAAGTACTGCAATACTCTACTATTTGCGGTTCTTGTCCACCTAAGCCTCACATGAGAAGGCCTTATGCTACTAGATCATCTGTTCACTCAGTTAAAAGCGCCAATGTTTTTGTAAAAGCAATTAATGCAGCTGGTATCAAATCTTTTGAATTGGTTAAAAAATATATTCCAACAGTTGCTGAAAATCATTTATTGAAAATTAAGCAAAGAATACCTGATAACTGGCGTTTTGCTAATAATTTCAGTTCTACAATTTCAAACTGCAACATATCCGCACCAGTTCACCAAGACCACGCCAATGTAAAAGGTGCTATAAATATGATTATTACCAAAAGACG